GAACGCTGTCGCTGCTCGTCGGCAGCGCTGCGGCAGCGTTTCGCGGATCGGCTTCGGGCGGGTCTGTCCACCAGTTGCCCAGAGTTTGCCAATCGGAGTCGCCGCCGCTGTTGTCAAAATAGAGCGTTGCCATGTCTTAGTACCCCATCACAAAGGCTATAACGTCCCACTTATCACGGCCCGCGTGATACGTCGCAGCCAGAATGTCCAGCCTGTTCGCCGCCGTAGAGAACGGCAGCGGCGACGTAGCAGAGGACGGGATGACGAACTTGTTGCCCAGCGTCACAGTCCGACTGCCGGTGGCGTCCTGACGAATCCGCCAGCGGATCGTCTTGCCATCGACGGGGTTCGTCGGATTGGCGAGCGTGACGTTGCCGGTGAGCGTGAGGTCGAAGATGTCGCCAGCACTGGCGTCGGTGGTGACGGTGGCGGCGTAGGTCAGGGCCACGACGGCAGTGGCGTTGTCCACTGCGGGGTTGTACGGGATGTCGGCCCAGCGGTTGCCGGTGCCGAGTTTCTCCTTGCCTGTGTCGCTCTCGACGCCCAGGTCACCACGAGACAGGTAGGGGTTCTGGGCGGCCCACTGGGCGGCGGTCTTGGACCAGATTACCGGGGACGTTGAGCGGTCGAGCGACATTCCTTGGCTCCTTGATTCAAAGTGTTTATGTCCGAGGCGCGCCGGTCTGGGTCACTTTTTCTTCTTCCAGCGTGGCGTGTGCTTCTCTTTGACCCTGGTCAAGGCGTCGCCCATGGAGAGTTTCGGGTTCTTGGAAATCTCCTTTTTGGCTAGTTCCCTGGCGATGCGGGGGTTGAGGTCAACCTTGGCGGGATCCTGGGCGGTGGCCTCGATGTTCACGATGCCCTGGACGTTGAGGTTGCGGACCTTGGCGACACGCTTGATGTCATCCACGGAGTCCACCCAGGCCATGGGGTCCATGTGCCCCCGCTTGTCTGCCAGGCCGCTCATGTAGAACTTGCCCGTGGGATTGATCCCTGAGGCCCGGGCCTCGCGGACGATGCGGGCGGCCTGCTTCTTTGGGAGTTGGTCCAGCCAGTTGCCGCTGTACCGGCCCTCCATGAAGGTCCGGTCGGCGGCCTTCGTGCCCGGAGCCTGGCGGAGGCTGCACATGACAGCGAACCTCTCGGACTGCCCATCGGCAATCATCTTGAGGTAGTGCTGCTGGACCTCGTGGCAGGCTTGGGCGATCTCGAACGGTAGGTCGGTCACGGCTGCAACTCCTGCGGGACTTGCGGTGGCGGGTCTTCAGAAGGAGGCACCCCGCCGCCGCCCTCTCCCGGAGGTTGCGGCTCACCGCCCGGAGGAGAGGCGGTGGCCCCGGGAGGCTGCGGTGGCGGCGGCGGGGGCTGTGGAAGCAGATACTTGGCTGGGTCAATATCCAGGGACTTGGCCCAGTCGGTGATGAGGGCGTTGAACGGATCCACGATGCCCTGCGGGATGAGCCCCTGCAGGACGGGCCCGAGCGTCTGGAGGGCCATCTGCATCTGCTCGACGCGGGACGCCTTGTTGGGCTTTCTCGCACTGCCAGCCTCGACCCGGTAGTCGTACTCCCGGGCGACCTGGTGAATGTCCAGGCTCTGAACGTGCATCTCCCAGGCCCTGGCACCCAGGGGGCCGATAACGGGAGCCACATCCTCGGGTCGCAACAGCCATCGTGCAGCCAAGGCTTCTTTGCGAGCCAGGTCACTCATGGCGTCTTCGAGCACGTTGGCCATATCGTCGGGCCTGACCGAGATCTGCTCGCTCTTCACCTGGGCTTCAGCAGCAGACCGGAACTGATTCCGGGTCATGCCATAGACGAGTTCCGTGAGCCCGACACGCCTGTCAAACATGTCGGCTACGGCGGAAATGATGTTCCAGATGTCGGGCGTGACCTGCGGCAACTGGAAGACCGAGACGATGTCGTTGACCGACCTACCGAGCGTCTCTGACAGTTCGATCAGGTTGAAGCCGTTCTCGGACTGGGCTGTAATCTGGTCCTTGATGTCCGCATCTGCGGCCTTGCTGACACCGATCAGGGTGTTGCAACTGGTGGCAATCCTTGTGGCCAGGAACGACATTGCCCAATTCAAGAACTTCAATTCCGCCACACCAGGTTTCAAATGGCTGATGGGCCACGAGTACCCGGGCTTGCGATGGAACTGCAGGGGCGTGAACGGCCAGCCGTTGTGATCGGCGTAGAACGGGATCGGCCAGCGGGTCCGCAGGAAGATGGTGCCCGGAGTGCCGTCCTCACGGGGTTCCTCCATGGCCACTTCCTTGGGCACGTTCAACGGGAAGTCCACGCCCTCGCACACCACGATGTAGCAGTTGTCGCCCAGGTCCTGGAACAGGTCGGCACTGTCCTTGGGGGCGTCCTTGAGGGTGTGGCCGAAGCCCGTCTTGCTGTAGATCTTCCAGTACACGCACAGGTCGTTGGTCTTGCCGTTGCGTTTCTTGGTGCGGTAGTCACGCTCCTCTTCCTTGGAGCGGGCGACGTAACTCTCCAGGTGGCCCTTCAGGTCCTCCCGCTTCAGGCCGTACTTCTTGGCTACCACATCGACCGGGTGGATGCACCTGCGGGCGGCCCAGAGGATGTCTTCCTGCTCGTCGGCGTCCGGGTCCCAGAGGATGTTGTCGCACGAGTCCATGAAGGACCCGACCATCGACACCTCGGTCTCCGGGATGGTGATGAGTTCGGTCCACCACACCCCGAGCCCCTTGATGATCGCCTCGTCTACAACCTTGCGGGAGTTCTCCTTGAGGTTGAGTTCGTTGGGCGTGTAGTTCAGGTAGGTCTCCAGGAGCGTGCTGATCGTCCGGCGGATCTGCTCCAGCACACCCACCTGGCGGGAAACCTGGATGAACTCCTCGATGGCCGGGTTAGGCATGGGCTGCCCGGTCATGGGGTCCATGGACGGCGGCCGGTCCATGTCGATGCCAACGGCTGCCGGTGGGATAACCGGAAAGATCTTTGGCGTCACGTTTCTTACGGGATTGCGGTGGTAGATGACCGCCCCGAAGAGTTTCACGGCCTCGAACACGCGGTTCAGGGTGATCCTGAAGGCCGGTGGAGAAAGCCTGCTGTAGCCGGACTCGCCCTTGGTTGCGTCTTTCCAGAACCAGTTGTTGGTTCCGTCGAAGAAGTTCATGGCCTCCTTGGCGTCCTCGTTGAAGGGCCGCTTGTGCTTCTCGGCCTGCTGCAACTTGGATAGCCAGGACTTGGCCACGGCCCGCAGGGCATCCTCGACCCTCTTGGGGCCAGCCATGTCCGGCGGGATCTCGGGGAGTTCGGCGGAGTTGCCGCCGTCCAGTTCGGCCTGCGGGTCAATCATGCGGCGTCCTTAGGCTTGACTGCACGGGCAGCCTGCAACTTCAGGTTCTTGGAGATCTCCGCGACCTGCTTGAGGGCCTGGGTGCTGGGGTGCAACCGGAAGCCGCCCCACTTGGTCCAGGCGGAGGCGCTCTGGTTTTCCAGCCAGAAAGGGTCATCCACATGGCGAACCGAGGGCTTCTCGATCAGGCCAGCGTCCTCGGCCCAGATCAGGATGCTGATGGTCTGGACGCCAGGCCGCCGGGCAACCCAGCCCATCGACGGATCCTGGGGGTTCAGCGGGTCGGAATACCAGAGAACCATGTCCCCGATATTCAGTTCCGGCATCTTGAAAACTTCGCTCATGGCTCATCCTCCAGGGGGTTTATGTCCGCAAAGCCCAGGAAGTGTATTGCCGCTGAACAGGCGTACAAAACGGTATTACCCGTAGTTTCCCGTGGATGTTGCGGGAGCCAGGTACACGGCGTCGGCCCCCTTCTTCTTGCGACGCTCCTCGACCCACTTCACCCACCATGGCTGGTCGCCAAGGGCCTTGGGGGGCTCGTGATACATGGGGTTGTAGGCACACAGGTAACGAAGGCAGTCCACCAGATGGAACTCACCTCGCTTGTTGGGTTCATCTGTGACTATTGTGGTTCCGGCTACATATTGAACCTTCTTCTTGTACCTCTTCATCTCCCGCTCCATGTTGGGCAGGGCACCTCGAAGGAACCTGAGTTTTGAGGTCCCCTCGGGCCGGATGTAGAGCATGTTGCGAACGGCCTGCAGGCCAGCCTGAACTTCATCGCAGCCCGGGATGAAACTGCTGCCTGTCACCTCCGACGAGATTCCGAGTTCTCTGAGTTGCTCGCTGTACTGCTCCTGGGGCGAACGGCCGGAGCCAATGTCTGTCAGGCGTCCACCGTGGGAGTCGATCAGGAAGGCATAGAACTGCTGGTTGCCGACCTTGGCCTGAAACTCCTTGGCGAACTTTATGGCGTTGCACTCGCGGATGTAGAGTTCGTCGTAGCACAGGACCGTGTGGCCCTGGGGAGGCACTGCGGCGAACAGCACGGCAGTGACCGAGTGACCTGGGTCCACGATGGCGTAGCGACACCAGTCATCCGGGACCTGGCCTGCTGGCAGTTCATCCCGGCTGTACCCGTGGACGCTCATGTTGAAAGATGGGTAGACCAACATGCTGTCGGTCATAAACTCGCCCTCTGAACGCTGACGCAGAACGTCCTCGCCCAGGGCGGCCCACCTCTCCAGCATCTTCCGCTTCTCGTCCGCGTCGATGTGCGGGTTGTCCAAAAATCTCAGCACGAACCGGCGGATGTCCTTGGTGTCCCCGATGTTCTCTGCCTTTTCGGCCCGCTCATTCAGCCCGATCAGGGCCTCGTTCTTCGAGTGCGGCATGGCCGACCAGGTGAATCTACCCTTGCGGTCAGCAAGCCGGGCCTGCATCTCAGGGACCCATTGCTCGTTATTGAGGTCCTCATCAAGGTGGACTCTATCGGCCTGAAACCCCTGCGGAGGATCGCCCTCGGACGAGAAACAGTAGATAGTCCAGCCGTTGACCAACTCACATGAGTTCAAATACCCAGCCGACTTCAAGAGCCAGGACATGCTCTTTATCATCCGAGGCGGGATCAGGGGCGGGGCTGGCTTGGCCTGGGCCTCGCGTTCCTTGTCCCCCAGGAGCATCGGATCGAAGGCCCTCCACTCTCCGCTGGTCCTGTCCTTGATGATCTTGAAGGCCCCGGCACGGAACAGGTAGGGCACAACCACCAGGCCGATGTGCTTCCAGTTGGCCCCAACTATGACGAGATTCCCGCCTTCTTTTGGGTACTTGCCTTCGACGGGATGGGTACCAGTTGCGGCCCATGCGTCCTCGATAAACGTGCAAAGGGACTTGCCCGACCGATTGCCCCCGATCACCAGAGTTTCACTGGCCAGGCACTCGTGGTACTCCGACTGCTGGGGAGTTGGCCTGTAGAGCCTCAAGGCTTCGAGCCGCCTCGACTTCAACTCTCCCTGCAACGCCTTCAATTCCTCCCGCTGAAAGCCGGAGAAGTTCTTGATGGTCGGCAGCGGCTGCGGCGGCTGGCTCGACGGTGGCTGTTTCTTCTTCATCTAAGACCCTGCCTCCTATGCGGGACATGTTTGCAACCTGGCGGATCCGCTTGTCGATCTCCTCCTCTAACTCATCCTCCGAGTACAGTTGGATGGGCTTCTTGGCCCCGCCTTGCTCGGTGTTCTTGGAAGCAAGGCGGACGATCATCTCCAGGACCGATGTGCGGATCCGGCTGCCGGGAGGGGACTCGAAATACTGCTTGAGCAGCAGGGCCGCGAAGCCGTTGGTGCCGCCGAAGTAGTGGAGAATGGCCTCCAGCATCTCGGCTGTGTGCGGGATGTTGGCCCCCCCGATGGCCGCCGCATCGAGCATGTGGGAGACAGCCTTCTTCTCGATCTTGTCGAGTTTCCGCTGCCGCTGGGCCTTGCCCTCACACGACCGGCAGACGGTCTTCCAGTCCCCGTCCTTGCCGCCGTAGCGACGAAAGTTCTTCTCCGTCAGGGACTTCACATGCTGGCAGACGATGCACTGCTTGTCCTTGGGAGTGGCGATCATTGGTCACCTATCCAACTGCATGATGGATCGGATCATGGGGCCCGAGGCGATTCCGCCCTGCTTCTGGGCTTCCTGGAGTTTCTCCTGCATGTTCTGCCTGTAGGCGGCCTGCATGGCCCTGTCAGCCACAGAGGGCTCATTCAGGTACCCGGCAACTTCCCGGATCATCTCCGGGCCCACTGGGATCAGGGAGTTCTCGTCCTGTTCGAGCATGGCCCGCTCGTAGTCCTCGCTGTCGAGGGCCACTCGGTCCAGGTCGATAGGGCGATTGAGCCTGCGGGCGATTTCGTCCTGCAGGGCCATGTACTCGCGGAGTCTGCGGATTCGTGATGACATAGGTATGGATGCCGGGGGCCTCCCTGCCACCCGGTCATTTCGGTGAGCACTTGCCGTCCGGGCACCGGGCTGCGGACTTGCACTTGCATGTTGTGGGACAAGGGCACTTCTGGAGGATCCGGCCATCCGGCTTCCAGTAGCCGTCCTTGCAGGTCCCGCCACACACGCACTCGGTCGGCTTCGGGCCAGGCGTGGGCTCGGGTTCCGTGGCGAACGTCGCGTAGGCTGCGGACACAGCGGCAGCGGCTCGGGGCTGCTCGGTGTCGATGGCCGTGGGGTCAGACGAGAGCCAGGTCAGGAACCAAATCAGGAGTTCCCACATCTACCACCCCCTTGCGTGATTCAGGTGTGCGTAGCCACTCTCGTCCACGAGGACCGACTGGATCTGTTCGTTGTGTTCTTTGGGGGCAGGCTCGGCAAACGCTGCAAACCACAGTGCGGTCTTGGCGAAGCGGACGATGGCCGCGAGTACGGGTCGGCTCTGGTGAGGGCTCGGGGTGACCTCGGCGGATGCCCGCCATCCCACGAACAGGCACACCAGGCACACGACGATCAGCGACTGCTTCGACACAGTGACCATCACATAACTCCTCACAATGCGAGAAATAGGGCGAGAGGCGTCGGGGAGAGCCAGTTGCCATGATGCAGGTCTCTCCACCCGAAACCGTCAATGCTGCCGACAGCGAACGAATCCTCTCCGGCGAGCATGCCGTCGATCACCTTCGCGTCGATCCAGAAGGACCCTTCCGGCATGTCATCCGGGAACTTAGGCCCGGACACCCAGGAAGGACCCCAAGAGTTCAAACACAAGAGCCCAGGTCGGTCATAGCGAACCGATACCAGGGCCATGCAGTGAGCCCAGGAACCAGAGGGAGCACAGAAGCCCTGGTCATCCCTGACAGACCGGAACCCATAACCTGAACAGACGGCCACCGGGAACCCGGACTCGATGGCCGCCGCCGCCTCCCGGAAGTTCCGCACCAGGGCCACATGCTTGGCCGGGTGGGCCTTGGCGATCAGGTCCAGTTTGCCCTGGTCGTTTTGGCCTCCGTTGCCCCAATTTCCCCAGTCTTTGGCCCTTTCCGGGGAGTATTGGGTCAGGTCATGCCCAGGATACTGCTGTCTATATATAAGACCCCAGTCCCGGAGCCACTTGGCAGCCGCCCCTCCATAACTCCCATCGGAGTACCCGGCCTGCTTTTTGCCACGGGCCTCCACCCTGCTCCCGCCATAGATGCTCTCGGTCGCGGGAAACGGAGGAGGGTTGGCCAGACGGCCGGTCTCCCAGTCCACGCTCTGGGCGATCCATACACAGTGGGCGAACCCCCAGGACACGCAGTCTCCAATTCCCTGTCGGCCTACCACCCACGGCTTGTTGTAGACAGCCTGATGGGCCTTGTATGCAGACCTGTAGAGGAACGTGTCCTTGCCCTTGGACTCCCTGATGGCTTCCTCGCCAGCCTGGGCGAACAGCGGCTTGTCGAGTTCCGACAAGAACTGCTTGGTCCCGTCCGGGTCCGGCGTGTAGCCGAACTTCTTGGGGGCGGGCCTGTAGATGTAGGCAGCCACCGCCATGCCGACTGCGATTAGCAGCAGCCCGGTGGCGATGCCCTTGATCGAGATAAGGCCCTTATTTTCCTGCGGCACGGCTGGCTTCCCTCGAAATCTCGAAGAACGAGTCAACCCACTTGGCACGCTGCTCCGGGGTTACGGGCCCGCCGCTCACGCCAACGGCCTCATTCAGGAAGTGGCAGACTTCATCTCGCACCTTGGGCTGCCGCTCACCGATGGACTCGCCACGCATCCGCATCTCGCGGGCGGCGATCCGCAGTTCATCGAACTGGATGCCGGTCTTGAGCCGGGGTCCACCCTCTCGTTGCCCATCGGCCTGGAGGACGCGAGCCAGTTCATCCGTCAGGGCCGACAGGCGGGCTGCGTCGCTGGCGGCTGTGGGGCCAACGAACTTCCCGGCCAGCACGATCCTGGCTGGGCTGTCATCAGGCGTAGGGGCAGGGGCACGGGGCCCTGACGCCAGGGACAGGACGGCGATCACCCCGAGTGCAGCGGCGGCGTAATGCCTTGCCTTCTCGCTCACGACTTGGGCTCCTTGCGGGACCGAGGCTTGGGCTTCTTGGGGGCCCGCTCTGCGACAAGCGGCGGATCGACCGGCTTGCTGGCGGGCCACAGCAGAAGGGCGGCGGCAGAGACGATGCACACGATGGCGATCACGACTACTTCCTCACGAGTTGCAGCACGATCTCGATGGCACCAGAGGCGGCAGCCAGGAGGGAGGCACGGACGGCAGGCTTGGCGATGATCCAGATGGGCCACATGTAGGTCGGCACCACCTTGTCAGCCACCTCGTCAAACAGTTCCCCGAGGGCGTCGAGGACCATCTCCTTCTTGAGTGGCCCGGCAGTATCGAGGGCATCGGCGGCCTCGATGGTGAGTCGCATCAGAGCCAGGAACAGTTCCCCGAACTCCGACAGCGTCAGGCCACCCTGGGCCTTCAGTTCAGCCACGACAAGGAACGCCCGGACCTTTGCGGCAAGGGTGTCGAGCGGGATGGCCACGGCAATGCACGGCTCAGAAATCATGTCTGTCCTCCCTAAACAGACTGACACCGTACCGATGACGGCCCTGGGGCTAACGTCACCAGTACGGTGCCAGTGATTGCGACTTCATTGCTCAGATCACGGCGACGAGGCACGGGCCGACCGGGCATCGAAGCCGATCAGGATCCGCACCTTGCCGCTCGCCGGGGCGGCCAGGACCACGCCGCCAGTCTTGTTGGCAACGTGAGCCACGACCGCACCAGCCGTAAACGAGATCCTGTCACCAGCAGCCAGGCTCGCAGCAGTGTTCGCCGTAGAGGGGCCAGTCACGACCATCCAGAAGATGTCGTTGACCGCCACGCCAGCAGCAGGCAGATACTCGTCCGCCACGCCGACGATCAGGTCATCGACGCCAGCCGAGCCGTCCACTTCCGAGAGCAGGGCCGAGGCCTTAGCCTTAATCACCGTGCCCGGAGTGATGGCACCAGCGGAGGTGTTCCGCATGGCGACGCACTTGACGGGGGCGTTGCTGTTCACGACGCCCGTTCGGGGGTGAACGTCAACGAACACCTTCTCGGTGCCGACGATGTGAGTGCCGTCGTTGGTCGAGGACACACCCAGGGTCTGGCCACGACTGAACCACGGATCGGAGTCGATATTGCTCATGTTTCTGGTCTTTCCTTCGGGGCTTTAGGTTCAGGCGATGGCCTGCAACTTGAAAAAGTTGCGGGGCGAACGGAACTTGAGGTTTGCGAGTACGCTCACGACATACCGATAGGACTGCATGTCCTCGTTGTAGAACGGACCTTCAGCCGTCATCAGGCTGCCTTCCATGCAACGGAGTTCCATGTTGGAGATGGAGAGGCCGTATCCACACCCCGAGGGCACGGCGTATTCCGTGCTGATCTCGACACCGTCCTGCTCGAACACATCGTTGAAGCCGTATGACTTCAGGCCGTTGGTCCGGGTGACGATCACACGCTCCTTGGAATCGAGTTTGTTGAGGTACTCGATGTAGAGTTTGCGATCCAGGAGGACCATGTCGATCTCGGACTCCTTCGTGTCGTTCCGCTTGGTCTGATGAATAGCCTCGCGGGTGGCGACAACGCAGTTGTCCTTCCAGGTGTTGGTCAGACCTCCGAAGGCCGATGAGGTGTAGTTCACCACGACCGGGCTGTAGAAGTCATACTCCGGGTCGGCCACGCCGTTCGGCCACACGCCCTCGACCTGCGAGCCAGCGATGGCACCGAGGCCGGTGTTGACGCCAGCGTAGGTGTCGGCCGGGAAGCCAAACATGTCGGCGGCGTTGGCAGCACGCTGGGCACCCGTCCCGACGTTGACCGTGCCGTTGATGCCGAAGAACGACTCCAGACCATGGAACCGGAGTTCGTTCCCGGCCGCATTACCGTCGATGTAGATCTCCTTGGCGAGATGCTGTTCCATCGACTCCTGAAGTCGGCTGGCCATCTTGCCTGCCACCTGGATCAGTGCCTGCTGACCGCGATTCTCCAGCATCTCCTTCTTGTAGATGCTGTCCGTAACTTGGTAGCCACGGTACGGGAGTTGGGCGTCAACCCAGAGGTTCTGACGGGCGAAGACGCGCGGGGTCTCACCGTTATTGCCAGTGACGGGCTGATTGCGATAGCGAACCTGCCAGTCGAGGCCGCGACCACCCTGGTTCATCACGACGTTGCCGCTGTTCTCAAGTGCCGAAAACACCTTGAACTTGCGGAACGTAGTCAACTCCTCCTCGCGGAGATAGTTGATGATCGTTGTGCCGATACTGCGTGCCCAGTCCGTGGCCGAAGGCATGTGCTTTCCCTTTCAGGTTGCTTCTTTAGATCAGGCCATCTGCTGAAGCCTGGTCGCGGAAGAATTGCTCGAAGGATCTTTTGGGTTTTGGGGCTCTAGGGTCGGTCAGTTGAGTGCCGGACGAGCGGCTCGGGTTTCTCGATGCTTCTCGTCGCAGGTACTCCATGTTTTGCTGGGCGAGGTCAGGCTTCGGTTGCGGCGGGGGTTCCGTCGCAACCGGCATCTCTTGCTGCGGCGGCTGGTAGGCAGGCTGTGCCGCGTACTGCTGCTGCTGGGCAATCGACGCTTGCTGTTGGTCGAACGCCTGGGCGAGCATGTCCCTTTCGGTCATGGCCACGGCGTACTTCCAACGAGCCTCAGGGCCTTGTATTCCCTGACTCCTGGCTTCGTCGATGTATTTATGTACCAGCATGCCCTCAGGTGTCACTTGACCGGTCTCAGAATCAAACAGCCAGTCACGGTTGGACTGTTCGATGTTGGTGACGTACTGCTGCTTGGCCTCTGTGTCGAACCGATCCTGGACGATCTTCTCGGCCTGCTGCTGGGCAAACTTCTGCACCATCGGGCCAAGGGTTTGCTCTGGGTTTTCGAGGAACTTCTTCGCGAAGTCCGCCCGGTACTGCATCCAGTCTTCTAGTGCAGCCCGTGCGTCGAGAGGGGCGTTCTCGGCAATGGCGTCACGCCCGTTCTCGTCCTTGGTGAGGTACCGCTTGTAACTCTCTTTGAGTTCTGGCGGGTTCCACCAGGGAGATTCCTCTTTGGGCTGGGCGGCCTGGAGTTGCGTGGCCTGCTGGACCTGGCCGGACTGCGAGGACTTCCACTTCTCGTAGTCGGGTCGGTTGGCGAAATACTCTTGGGCGTACGGGATGTACTGCTGGTACTGGGCCAACTTGTGCTGGGCGGCCCGCTCCCGCTGCATCGCCTGGTACAGGTACGACGCGATGGCCCGGTCATCCTGGCCCTGGAACTCAGGCAGTTGCTTGAAGTTCGACCAGACGTTGTCGGATTGCGGTTGAGCCGACTGTTGGGGCTCTACGGAACCGCCGGAGTCCTGGGTTGCAGTGCCAACCGAGGAGGATTCGGCTTCAGATGAGGTATCGACCTCGCCGCCCTGATCGCCACCTTCGATGTCCATGACAAGCCTCCTGTACCTATGAACAGCAGCCTGTCGCTGAATATCAGAGCCCCGCTGTGGCGTAGCAAGCGGTTTTAGTACAGGAG